GCTTGTCAAATGGTGCCCAGTGCTGCCAGTTGTATTTGTGGACTGCCCAGATACCCATGATAGGCACAAACACAAGTATATAACAAATGAATGCTAAAAACAAGTCGTTGTTAAGTGCTGCTGCTGCGAAGTGTCCCATTAGATTATAGACATAAAGAACAAGAAAAAACCGAATGCTATGAAAAATCCAAGAATTAAAAATTGTGATTCCATAGTTCTCTAAAATATCTGTCTGTGTGGTTTAAACAATCAAGTGGTGCTGTTTCATCTTTTAGTGCCCATTCATAACAAAAGTCAATCATACCAGATGAAACATGATTGACTCCAAAGATTCTTGAGAATGCTGATGCTGCGAAATGAAACCTTTGTCTAGTGTGCGGTTCCATTGCCCTTATAGTGTTCGGATTCATAGTAGTGTCCCTTCTTAGAACCGAAATAGATTGTAGCGATTACAAAGGGTATTGCAACTATAATGAGTGCTTTTCCTAACAGATGTTCCATTACTTTTCCTCCTCATCCTCGTATGTTGATGGCTCTTCAAATAGTTCTTCCATTTTTTGTTCTAAAACTCTTTTTTGGAGTTTGAGTAAATCTTCCTCTGTGATTTGTATCTTGTCCATTAGTTAAGTGTAATTTTTAACCACGGCAATAATGGTGGGATAGCACCAACTAATCTCAAAAGTCCCTCAGCAAATAAAGCAAGAACCACCCAACCGACGCACATACTAATGATAGAAGCATTACGGTTGTGTTGTCGTATTGCTGCATCGATCATCTCCTGGCATTCTGAGCGTGTGATAAATTCTTCTTGTTCATGCATCATTCAGGAAAATCCTCACTAAGTTCAGTCAATCTCTTTTGCCATGTAACACCACCTTCCATGCCCACACATGGATTGATGCAAGTGTCATCACCTAGTTTATTACAAACAAGTCCAGCAAGGTCAAGTTCGTTTCCTTTCTTACCTGTGCCAGACCAGTAGTGCTCTCCGTTGATCCACAACGCACCACACTTTGGGCATTCCTTTCTTTCAATAGAAAGATCGGACAGCTCTTTATTGGACATCTTTGTTGTACTCCTTAAGAAACTTTTGGAAATCGGTTGTGTCCTTAATTAACTGTCTCTTAAGTTGCCAACCCATCCATTTCATTTGAATCTGAATGGCAGCATGTCGAATTTGTAAGTCCATATACTGAACCAGTTTCATGGTTTCAGCATAACCAGCATAGGCAACTAATGCAACGAATGTCAGCATTAGAAAATAAAAGACTGCCATTTTAGATTCTTCTATATTTTTTATGTAGACATTCAATGTTTTCTTAACATTGTAATATGTTGATACAAAAACTTTTTATAAACGGAAGGTGCCGGAGTCGAACCGGCAAGGGCTTTAACACCTCAACTGTTTTCAAGACAGGTCCCGTCACCAATCGGGTTGACCTTCCAAGTATTCTTTTTCTTGTTGATAGGGATAAATCTTACCAGTTTTTAGTTCCCAAACATATATTATATCTGGAATTAACCATTTGTCAACGCGATAACAATACTCCCAATTAGCAGGAACTGTTACACAATTCACAACTACAATCTGAAAGAAAGATATAGAGTAATTCCAGATAGTATTAATCAACGGATTTCAAAATCCAACTTGCGAACTTTGCGCTGTCTTCTTGCTTCTTGATATGCAAGATCTGAAGAGGAAAGAACGTTTGACTTTTGTTCTTTCTGTGTAGAGTTTATCATAACTACTCTGCTTAAGTCAAGGGCTGTAACACTATCACCCTTTACAGTCATCATATTTGGACAACCACATACTTGCGTCTTTGGATTGCTAGTTAATTCCTTATTGCAATCCTTGCATCTTACGACTAACATTTGTCTGCATCCTATTCAGTTCAATGGTATTTTATTTATAATGGGCGATGAGGGATTCGAACCCCCGACCCTCTCCGTGTAAAGGAGGTGCGCTACCACTGCGCTAATCGCCCTAAAGGGTGGAAGGTACTCCCACTCGCATAAATGCGTCCACCCTACTCCCCCACCTCGATTCGAACGAGGAACCTTAGAGTTAACAGCTCTCTGCTCTGCCGTTGAGCTATAGGGGAATAAGTCCTCTTAAAGAGGAAGCGGATGACGCGATTCGAACGCGCAACCAACAGCTTGGAAGGCTGTGACTCTACCGTTGAGTTACATCCGCAAGTGAGACAATCATAAACCATTTTGGTTTGATTGTCAACAGGCAAGGAGGGACTCGAACCCCCAATCGACATCTTAGAAGGATGCTGCATTATCCATTATGCTACTTGCCCATATGGTAGTTCCTATCGCCGCTAATCCTGAACTACCAAGGGGATTACCGCAGTTGATTATGATCTCTCAATCCCATCAACGTAATTATCATACTCCTCTTCACTGATTTCGTCAAGGCTTACAATTTCAAGTTCATCATCACTAATGTTTATCCATTCAACAAACTCATCGATGATTGCCATTTGATCATAAATTTTTGAAATGTCCTGACAATCGTAAGATTCAATTCTACCAAGTGCCCAGTCACGAACATGAGCAACAATTTCTTCAGTCTCCAGTTTCATAATAGTCCTTTCGGAAGTACCTGCTGAGGATGTTGCTATTGTAGTACCTCGGGGTTCCGTCGTCAAGGGATTCTGTGAGAACGTTGTTGGTGAAGAGTTGTCTTGTTTCTTCGTAGTTTGTTTTGCCAGCTGTCTTATGTAAAGACAAGATAGTTCTACTAAAATTTTGTCTCCCAGTGCGTTCAATTTCCTCTTTAAGTTCTGGACAAGACCCATAATACTTTTTCCAATCAGATTCCTTTTTTACTCTGCGTTTCTTTCCTGGCGGTTTTCTGTGACTCCAAAAATACTTTCTCCCAATGTACGCTCGTCCGTTGGTGAGATTGGTAATGAGATAAACAAAACCATAGTTGTCCCCAATATCATCACTGGTAAAAGCAACTTCATTATACATCCAGGGGTTTTCATAATCAATACCTGTACTCATCAATTATATCAAGAACCTTGTTTAGGTATTTATGAGCAAGGTCCTTGGGGTTAGAATACCAAGTAGGATCATCTTGTAACTGTGCTTTTAATTTTAACACACGAATTCTAAATTCGTCTTTCTTGAGTTGATTTTTCGACATGAAAAAGGGGGAGATTGCTCTCCCCTATCTATCAAAGTTTGAAACCACTAAAGGTATCTTTCTTCACATCCTGTTTTATACCACCAACTACATATGATTCAACTTCTGTCTCCTGTGGAGCAACCTGCAGTCCTTTAGAGGAAATCCAGTGCTGTGTCCAGGGGAGTGGATTATTGTTTGCTGCAATATCGTATTGGGGCTTTAACCCAATTGCTTTTAATCTTCTATTTGCCACCCATTCAACATATTGCTGAAGAAGTTTGTCGTTCAGTCCAATCATGCTGCCATCTTTGAACAGATAATCTGCCCATCTCTTTTCTTCGTTTACAGCGCGATCGAACATAGCATACGTCCACTCTTCTTCTTCCTTCATGATTTGCTTCATTTCAGGATCATCACCATCACGCCATTTGTTCAGAATGTTCTGAGTGATTGCTAAGTGTTGATTTTCGTCTCTTGCGATGAGAGAGATGATCTTAGCGGATCCTTCCATAAGCTTAAGTTCACCAAAGGCGAAACTACAAGCAAAACTAACGTAGAACCGAATACCTTCAAGAATGTTAACGTTTGCGACTGCTCTGTACAGTTTTCGTTTGACATCGTTGAGTGATTCCTTTGCGTATGATACTCCTTCAAGGTTGTGCATCCAGGTATCGGATACACCATACTGCTGTGATGCTCGAATGAAGTCATCATATGACTCTGTAACGCTTGTAGCACGTTCTAGAATACGCTCATCGGAGAGAATAGTATCAAACACCTCACTAGGGTCTGAATATACGTTTTTGATGATGTATGTGTAAGAACGTGAATGAATCATTTCCATAAAACCCCACACTTCCATACATGCTTCCAATTCAGGAAGAGAGCAGTATGGAATGAATGCCATACCAGGAGCACGTCCCTGAACAGAGTCAAGCATAATCTGATACTTCAGATTAGAAGTATAGATGTGCTTCTGCTCAGGACGTAGAGTATGGTAATCACCACGATCTTTCTGAAGAGAAACCTCTTCGGGCCTCCAGAAGTATCCTAGTTGTTGGGTTGTAAGTTTATCGAAGATAGGATATTTGTACGAATCATATCTCTGGACTCCCAGAGGTTTACCGAAGAACATCGGTTGCTTTTTAGTATTAACTTGTTCAGTATTGAAAACAGTCATGCCTTTAATTTCTGTATTTGGCATGTCTGTGGAAGAAATTTTAAACTGCACAGGATTCACACTCTCCCTCCTCGGCTGTACTTAACTCACTTAACAGATTTTGTAGATTGGGTTTGTCTTCTTGCACTTCATCAGTCTTAATGTCGTAAGTATTTTGATAGTAAGAAGTCTTCCACCCGTACTTATATGTAGTCAATAGGTCATTTGCCATGACTGAAACTGGCACTTCATTATCAGGATAATTCTCTGGATTGTAACTCCAATTACCAGATATCGCCTGATCGAAGAATTTTTGCATTACAGACACTACATGTACGTATCCCTTATTGTCAGGCATTTCCCACAATAGGGTGTAATTATTCTTCAAGGAATGATACTGCGGAACAATCTGCTTAAGAGGCCCTTTCTTGGATTTCTTAATGGACAGGTATCCTCTAGGTGGCTCGATTCCATTGGTTGCGTTTGACACAACGGAACTGCTCTCTGAAGGCATTTGTGCGGACAACGTGCTGTGCCTGAGTCCTGACTCCAAGATAGATGCTCTAAGACTTTCCCAATCATGTTCCAACTTATTCTCTACAATCTCATCTACATCCTTCTTGTATGTATCAATCGGAAGAATGCCATCAGCATACTTGGTACGTCCAAAGTATTCACAGTGCCCTTTCTCTTTAGCAAGTTGATTGGATGCTTTCAGAAGATAATACTGGAAGGATTCAGAGAGTCCATGAACTGCGTCCCATGCCTCTTGGGAATTATAGTTAAATCCAAGTTTTGCCAAATAGTGAGCCAACCCGATAAACCCTATACCAAGCGAACGACGTGCCTTGGTGGCGATTTCGGCTGCCTTAATGGGATAGTTTTGATAGTCAATCAACTCATCAAGAGAGCGGACAGAAAGATCACAAAGTTCCTCAAGTTCTTCATCGGACTTAACTTTACCAACGTTGATTGCAGAAAGAATGCACAGAGCAATCTCACCAAACTCATCGTCGATATGATTAATTGGATAAGTGGGAAGAGTAATCTCTTGGCAGAGATTAGACATGTTTACTTTATCCTTGAAAGAAGAGTGTGAGTTGCAGTGATCGATATTCATGATATAGATGCGACCCGTCTCTGCCCTCTCTTTCAGGAGATCCAGAATGAGTTCTTGAGCTCCAATAGTCTTTCTTGGGACAGATGAATCTCGTTCATAACCCACATATAACTCGTCAAATCTATCAGTGCCAAAAGCATCATACAAACCAGGAACATCGTGCGGAGAGAAGAGTGAGATTTCTCCGTTTTGAATGAATCGTTCATAGAAGATTTTGCTGATTTGGATTGAGTAATCTAGTTTGCGAACACGATTGTCCTCTGTACCTTTATTATTCTTGAGAACAAGAATATCTTCTATCTCTTGGTGCCAGATGGGGAAGTGGACTGTTGCGCTTCCACCTCTGATGCCATTTTGTGTGCAGCATCGGACAGTTGCTTCAAACTTTTTGAGAAATGGAATAACGCCTGTGTGCTGAACCTCACCGCCTCTGATTTTGCTGTTGATGCCACGGATTCTACCTGCGTTGATACCGATACCCGCCCTTTGTGCAACATATCTGCCAATAGCCATATCGCTACTAAAGATACTATCGAGGGTGTCATCAGCGTCAATAAGGACACAGCTAGCAAATTGTCGAAGTGGAGTTCTAACCCCCGCCATGATAGGTGTGGGAATGTTGATTTTGTGCTTGCTGATTGCGTCGTAGTATCGTTTGACATAAGAGAGTCGGGTTTCTTTTGGATACTCTGCAAAAATAGTCAGAGCAATCATGATGTACATGAATTGCGGAGTTTCATATACTCCACCAGAACTTCTATCCTGTACCAAGTACTTATCAACTACCTGGCGCAAGCCAGCATAGGTAAACAAGAAATCACGATCGTGATCAATAAAACTATTTACCTTTTCAATCTCTTCCTTTGAATACTTTGTAAAAATATCTTTATCATATACATCAACATTAGTACATGAAAGAATATGCTCTTCCAAATGCGGAAGTTCTCTCATCTTCCCGTAAAGACTTTTTCGAAGTGCAAAGAGTAAGAGTCGTGCAGCAACGAACTGATAGTTAGGATGATCAAGGTCGATAAGATCGCTGGCACTACGAATAAGGATTTCTTGAATTTCTCCAGTGGTGATACCATTATAAAACTGAATACCAGATTTCATCTCAACTTGACTTGCAGAAACACCTGCAAGTCCCTTTGTTGCCTCTTCAACCATCAAGTGCATCTTGTCCAAGTCAAGAGACTCAATTCTTCCATCACGCTTTTTAACTTTGGTGCCGTTACTCATATTTTCTTCCAGGTGGTAAATTTAAGTTTTGCTTCTAATCCAGAGTATGTATTTGATTCTATCACAGACTGAACATCAAGTCCAGACATAACCATATCATTAATATCTTTTTCAGTTATGTTAGATGGCCAGATGACAATCTTTTCTCCAGAGTTGATTGTTTTGTCAATTCGATTGAGGATTTCTCTATTGCGTGGTTCGTTATCATAGATATACACAGGATTGCTAATCCCCCAGTTGCTAATATCAGCATCAGCTCCGCACATAGCAATCGCATTGCAAATGAATGTGCTGTCGAATGGTCCTTCTGTAACATAGACTGGAGAGTCTCTTCGGATTGTATCAAGTCCATAGATTTTTGGTGCATTTTCATTAAACATCACAGTGATATATTTAACAGACTTTGGATTGTTAAAATCCAAACTCCTTCCCTGAATACCAATTAAGTTTTGATTATAAAACAAAGGAATAATAATCCTTGCTTCATCATATTTTGTATCCTCAAAGGTAGGTTTGATTGTGTTTACCCACTCTTTAAACTTCTTTGCATAATAAAATTGATTAGAGTCAAGTTTCCTGCCACTCAGATATCCATCTGCAGTTGGATTCTCAGACGCTTTTGGTAGGTTAATTTTTTGCTTGAACTTTGGTGCTTCAAAATTAAATTTTGGCTCATCAACGACAAAATTC